CCCGCCTGCTGGAAAGTTATTACTTCACCAGCTACGACAACAATGTTACTAGTACTGCTGGGTGAAATCACACCGGCGGCAGAGCCTAACATATTAGCTGACGTTGGAACGAGATTAGCAGCGGCAGCATAATGCTGCGCATTCTGCAACGTTCCCTGAGGCTGAAGCTGAGGAGTATATAAAGTAATATCATACTCAACCCAAAGCTTGCCCCAATTCACAGCCGTACCGTCGATAGTGCCGACAAACAAAGTCCCCGCGTCATAGGTCTTGACGTCAAGGTTTGCGGCCAGGCCCGCAGTTCGAACGAACTTCTTGGGCCCTATCGGATGCATCGATGATGGTCTCAGTGTGCAACACTGATCCTTCCAGGGTGCGTCCTCGGTTACGTCCTCATACGAAGATGCGATGACCTCCGTATTGGGTGCTGCATCAGCAGCATCATAGTCGGGTATTAACAATACCGAACCCGGCGTCGTTGACGCTGTACGAGTAAAGTACTTATACTCCAGTTTATTAAATCTGTAGAGTTCCCAAGCCTGAGCTTGTGTTGACAGCCAGGGGAAACTGGCCGACAAGCCCGGATTAAGCGCAAACGCAAAGGGCGTTGCAAATAAGGTACTTCCGACTATGGATCCAACTAGTTCTCGATGTATAATACGAGAAGATTCACGAGTAGCTCGAATAATCGGAGCAGTCGTGGCCTGACCTGTAGCGTAGGCACTGCCCGCAGAAGTCGGCTTAAAGTTGGATACTCCCTCACTAATAGGGTAAGGCTCAGGGTAAGGTGGCTGAAAAGCTCCACGGCCCCTAGGCCTCCGTCGCTGGACGTTCTGTCGAGGCGGTTTACAACTGCCTCCAGCACCAGCTCCCCCTCCCCCACCGCCCCCTCTTCGAGGTGCGGTGCCGCGACCAGCTCTACTGGGTCCGCGGACTTGGTTATTTCTTGCATTCCTGTTCATTGTATGGGATACGCGATGAACTCGCGGACTATACATCGTGGAGGACACACCGGCTAACCCGTGTAGTCTCTCGACATTTATGCACA